TCAATCCTGCCGGGTGTACTGCCCTGGTGCTGTCTGTTCCGACTATTGTTTCTGCGGCAGTAGCTAATTCAACATGTCCCTTTTGGCTTTCTGTCGCACTTTCTTCTTTATGCGTCGTAAGCGCATTTTGAACAACTTGCGCCGCAGCCACTCCAGTTGCCGCTGCGGCATCCGCTTTGGTCTGGGCGCCGGCAGGAGTCTCAATGGAGTTTGTTATAACTGTTATTAAATTCGCTAGGTCGGCATCGCTCACATCCTGGCCTTGGTTAGCCATCCACGTACCTAATGCGGTTGCCATAATGGTTGCCTGCCGATATAGCTTGTTGTGCAATGCGCTCGATGCCATGCCGGCAGAAACGCCTCCCTGCCGCGCTATATCCGCAGCATACGTGGCATCATCTTGTATGTTGAGGTTATTCTCATCGAATACCTTAAAATTTGAGCTGCCTGCCAATTAATCCACCTCCTAGAAATATTGAATCCAATAGCCCTCGTCATAACCCTTAAATACATCTGACTCAATATCGTAAGCAAACACAGGGTTAGCCGGAAAGGCATAATTTAAAAGTACTCCCTGCGGCTTTGGAACAATATATCCGTTAGCAACTAAATCCTGTTGTATTCCTGGGTTCATGCCAAATACTAAAGCGCTCATGGTCATGTCCTGGTTATCAGTTACAACAAGCTTTTGCAAAGGGAATAGCGTGTCAAATAGGTCATAAATTTGCGATATGGTACCGTCCCACATGTTCTGTGCTATCTTGGCCTGAATCACTAATAGAAAAGTATCATCATCTAATACCGGGGAACTTCCGTCAGAAGGCTGAAAAGGCACCTCTCGCTTTACTCCAACTATATCTCCAAGCACGTTTTGCTGTGCTCCCACGGCAGAATCCAAATCAAAGTAAGTATAAATGTCGTTTGCTAGGTTTGTAGCATCATCGACTTTCTCCAACACAGCAGTTAACCAAGCAGTAAACTTAGGCTTATTTGTGTGCTGGGAGGTAACTAAATTTAGATATTTTTGTATGTCGGCCAATTCAGCACCCCCCCTATGTTACATTAACGGTAATGTAATCTATATTGCCTCGTACAGCTTCATTGTAAGATGTAATTATATCATCTGTTCCCTGAGGATCGCCGTGTCTTGCAGCGGTGATTGAAGTTACAGAAAATATCGGGTTATTTAAGTTTTGCACCGCCAATGCTGTACCCCAGAAACTTGATACTGGTATATTATTAACTCCTAACGGTAAAGCATCTAAAAACGCTGCTACAGCTACCTTAATGGATGCAGTAGTAGCCGTTGTATAGCCGGTTAGTTGCTTAACATTGATTACCACGTCCATATCAACATAGACAGGACGTTCAAAACGAATAGTTGTTATTTGACCTTTGTCGTCTGCTATGTCCACTGACGTACTGCCGTTGGTGTAGCACCCCGGCCCCTTTTTAACGTAGATGGCTTGCGCTATATCGGCATCTGCACCACCTTCCACTACAGCGGTAATACTGTTTGCCGGCAGTCCTTTTGCGTCAACGGCAGACGTGTCATTTTCATAAACCTTTGACCTGGTAACTCCGCTTACTGCTGCAATTGCACCCTTGGTTCCTTCTAGTACTGTCCTGCTAGGCTGTGCCGTACTAATGGCTTGCCTGCCGCGAATCTGTGAGTCTGTTTCAACTGCAAGTCCCACTGTGGCGTATCCTGTATTGGTTACACTTGTCCATCCGTAGGTTGGCGTTACTATTTTGCTTATGTCACCAGGATTGGCTTTTATTGCGCCGGCAGTTTGGCATGTAGCTATAATATCAACCGTGCCACCTTCTTCTATGCTTACTGAAATAGGCAGGTTCCAATTGTAACCGCTAACATCCTGCACAACTCCGTTGGTTATAAGTGTACTAGCAGTTCCAGTTAGAGTAACAGTGCAGGTTGAGTATGCGGCTACCTTGGGCGCCATACCGTTTAGTTTTACCAGACTGGCAAGGGCCGCTCCCTGGGCTGTGGATGGCCCCCTAGAGTTATATGCAAGCTGAATGGCCTGAAAGGTATCATAAATCTTTAGGGCAAAGCTTGAAATATACTGATAATCCTGGCTGTCCGGTTCCAAGTAAATGTCCTGGCCATAGATACTTTTTGCCTGCGCCACAAGATCGTCAACAATGTCCTGATAGGTGCAAATATGAAGACCAGTAGCATCAATAAATGGTGCATAGTATGCCATTTACAAAGTCACCTCCACGGTGGCAGTTTGACCGACTGTTGTGGTCACGGTACATGAAAAAGAGTACCTGCGGTTTTCATAGGTACTCGAAAAATTTTGTATACTTGACACGCCCTTGGTGCTGGAAATGCGATCCCTAATTATCGCGTCTACTGCCTTCAGGTGTTCGGTAGTTCCGGATTGGCCAAGAATAGATTGAAATAGCGGCAATCCTTCCCCGATATTCTCCCACCATTCTCCCTGCAGTAGCAGGATATTTGTTTTTATGGCCTGGGCCACAGCTGCAGCATCGGCAAGGAAGTCCTGCGAACCTTTACCAAAACTATAGTCACCATTAGAATCTAGCACCCTGTAAATCATAATTATCACCAGCTTTGGCTTTGAGTTTTACCCTGTATAGTTACACCTTGCTCCCCGGAAATACTTATTTCCTTTGTTGCTACTACGTTTACATTACCGCTGGCATTAATGTTGGCATTTAAAACATTAATGTTTACAGTGGCTGCATCTAAATTGATTATACCTGGTTGAATACCTATATGAGTTGTACCGTCTTCTGTTCTTAGTTGCGCTGAATTTGTGCTATAATTTGATATTTTTCTCGGTTGGCTCCATGTGCCCATAATTGCGTATCCATCGGAAAGATCATGTCGGCGCTTCTCAATTGGGTTTTGCACTCCTCCACTGCTCCACCAGGCGTCCATGCAGCTGTCGCCAAAGATAACCAAACATTCGTCTCCAGGGGCAACGGGCATAGTTAAAACATATCCCCCGGCCCGCGGGAACACCACCGGAACGTCAAGTAATAAAGGCAAAGCCACATATTTCATGGCCCCAGATTGACTGCGTACACGCTCACGTATGGCCGGCTGCACCGTGACGGTTTGCTCGTTAGCGTTAAAGCTCTGCACTATGCCGGGAACGGCAACTCTAATTTCAAACTTGCTTTTGTCGGCCATGATACGGTAAAACTCTTCTTTATTTTCTGTCCTTTGGGCTATGTTTCTCATTTACATCACCTATCCATTAAAGGGATTAACGTTCGGATCTGATTGCAGGTCCGGCGCAAGTCCTGACTGTTTCACAGTTTCTGCAATGGTATACCAGTCGTTACCTCTGGTATCTCCTGTATGGGTAATCTTTATGGCCCGGTATAGGCCATCTTGATCCAATAAATACACCGGCTGCCCTTGCTGGAACTGCTGATTACGAATCAAGCTATTGTCCACATGTATAAAGGTTCCTATTTTGATTTTGGGATTAAGCAGCATCTTAACCGTTGCACCATAATCCTGCTGCGCCGGCACCCCGACAAGGCCAGTTTCCGGAGTAAGGTCAAACGCTTCGTCACCTGGTAAATCATCAGCCTTGATGATATTTATTTTGCCGTCCTCCATGTAGAATGTAGCATTTTGGGACTGCGCAAGTTGCCTTAAATAATCCTTTGTAAGCCCAAAAAACACCTTACCCCGGGTGAGCCTGGAATCAGTCAACCCCTGTGATATATTCCCTAGCTCGGCCGGTATTGTGGCCTTATTAGCCAAGTGATCAATTACCGATCTGGCATTCTCCCCGCGGGTAATAGAAAAATAACTGGCCCCATAGTTCAGGAACATGTCAGAGTCTATAGCAACCAGAGTTAATTTGTAGTCTGTTCCGTTTTCCTTTTCACGCAACACCTGGAGTATGTTACCGTCAAAAATCTGCCCATACTGCTGCCCCTCGTATCCTGCCTCAATGACAACTCGGTAGCCGTCCTGAATGATAGCATTTTCATGTTCAGGTGATAGGTTATAGATAACAACCTCGGAGTAATTGGCCTGCATAATGTTTTTGACACAGCTAAAGGTGCATCTAAGTTCGGACACATCTAAGGCCTTGGTGCCGTCCAGACTGCTTACAATAACCCGATACCTACGGCCATATAGGACGTCACCAAAAGATTCGCTTCCAGGTACCACACTTTGATTCGTTTCGGGAATTTGAACGTTAGCATAAGGACTATAGAATCCCTGGCCACTTTCAAAATCAGGATTGCTTTGTGGCGCTGTATTTGGCACGTTGGCGGCAGAGCTGCTAATACTGCCAACCCTTACCTGAAGGTTTTGCCCCAGGTAGGCCTTGTAACCTCCGTTCTTATACATAGTCCATGCGCCCAGGCCCTGCGACTTGTAAACCTGGGCTGCAGCATAGATATTGTTATCCAAATTAGACAACCAATTTACCCAAACACTTCTCTGTGTACTACTTGTCCACTTTGTAAGCTTTGGACCGTGTGCCGGCATATTGATCTGGAAAACTCCGATACTATCTCCGCCATCACCTACGGCATTAGTCCGGTAGCTTGATTCGGCAAAGCCAACAGCTGCCAGGGTATAAGAATCAGCATAAGGCACCCCATAGGATTCGAGCTGATTGATAATGTAATTAGAGTCAGCCATTAGCTGTCACCCCAGATTAACAAAAAATCAGTTCCAAGGTTACTACTGTCAGGACTATCCTGTAACGTGCCACCTGCGTTGACTAAATACGCACTACCAATGCCCAGATACTGATATTGCTCCAAGATGTTTCCGGTTGGTGATGCTGGAGAAAGTAGCGGCAAGCTGTCGATCAGTACTTTATTGTCTTTGTCGGCAATTGTTAACCACCAGTACTTGGCTATATCATTGTAGCGGAGGCGAAAATTCAAGGTAACGTTTTTACCATTAATGGGTATTGTACAGGAAAATGTTTGATCTGGATCGCTGGTTATAGGTAGCTCGTAATAACTGGCCACTATCTCGCCTCCAATATAAAAAGAAGCCCGAAGGCTTCTATAGCATTTTATTTAATATCTGTTTTCTTTTTGGGTTTTGCCGCCGCAAATTGGGCAATATACCCTTTCCATGCCAGAAAACAATCCGTATACAATAAGAAACAAAAGGGATAGAGGAAATGTGACGACAAACAAAATAGTATACAAAATAGTTCCCATGCATCCTGTTTTTCTTTTTATCGGACTAACTAATCTTTCACAGTAAGGGCAATATCTCATGATTCACCTAATTATCCAATGGGGGCAGTTCAATTTTAAATTTAACTTTCTGCGGTGATTCTATATTAGTATTAAAAAGCAATGTAAATTTCTGTCCTCTTAATGGTACAGCAAAAGCAATTTCACCACGCCTAAAATCTTTTGGCTTCATTGTCCCCTCAATATCTCCCCTGGTTCCAACCCATGATTCAGGTGAATAGGTAAAATCTGCATCATCCATTAATGTAAAGTCAGATAAACTGCTATTATAATCATCTTTTTGATAGTTTATTATTGAAAAATCAGCAACTAAATATTTCTTACCTTGACCTGCTAAAAGCTGATCTATTCTAGTATGATATCCTTCAAGCGCAACAACAAAGTTTCTGTTTACAATAATTATTTCTTTTTCACTATAAATAGTATTATCTATTGCGACAGAGTATTTAGTTTTGTTTTTGGCAAATTTTTCTTCTATTTGTTTTAACGTATCGTCATTCAATAGAGTATCATCTTCTTTTGGGATTTCAGGAAACACTGTTTCATTAACATTTAAATTTGCATTTTTTATCCCAGTTCCTACCATTTCATTTTCATGCTGTATATTACTCTCCTGATTTTTTGCAATTACCTCATTTGGTTTTATTTCTTTATTTGAAAGTGCATTGCTACATCCAGATAAGATAAACAAAATGATAACAATTACAATATATAGGTATTTACTTTTTGTCTCTTTTGGCATATATTTCCCTCCTTTAGGAGATATATTATCATAATATATGCCTTTTAGAAAATATATTTATCTATCTCAATCCCTGATGCAATATACTTTCATCGCGCTTTTTGGGCTGCAATTGCCCCCTCTGTGTATTGTTCGTCACCTGCGGCCGGGCGCTTATCTTTACCGTCTTTACCGTAGCCACAAATATCTCACGCATTGTTACGGTTGCCTTTAAACCATAACGCGTAGTGTAATCGTCCGGCACCGCCATTGTTTCAATGAGCATATTTTTATATTGTTTAAGCCTGGTCAGTACAGTAAAAGGTATCCGTTTTTGCTGCAGATCTAACAGCAACTTATAAGCAGTCACGGAGCGTGACCAACCACCTTCAAACTGTCCCGTAATAAAACTCGTCGCAACGTCTGTCATACCTACTTCCATGACTAGTTGAGAAGGTTTAACATATGAGTGATCTGTTGTGGCCGCTCCGGTCTCCACCGGGTGCTCAGTTATAGCCACACTTGATGTGTGCTCTGACCGCAGGATAGCATCAAAAAAGTAGCCGGCAATGTTCGTTTTAACAGTTATAAATTGCGGTATATTGGCTTCAGTAGGCATTTATACCTCCACCCCCTGGAGCGAACGTATAAGTAAGTTTGTATTGGTACGGTCGATAACGGTAACTACTCCTTGCGGGTTTGTGGCGCCATATATATTATAGTTTGGACTAACTGAAACATTTGTTACCACCGATTGATGCTGTGAGCGCATGAGTGATGCCATTGAAAAGTAATCAAAGGGACTGCCTTGACTGACCTGATTTGCATTGCTGGACTGCTTAAAACCCTCGGACCATCTCTGAAACCCGCTGGCCATTCCTTGCATTAACTTTACGAAGCTGCCATAGTTAGTTTTCTCAGCATCAGTCTTCTTTTCTCCGTTCTGAAACGATACATTAACGATATTGTCCTTTTGTGCTACCCCTGGTGAACGCACATAATCAATAAGCTGCCCTAATGATCCGGTCAACCGATTCATGGCAGTAACTGCAGCGCCCAAGGTTTCGTTGCTAGCTACCTGACTACCCCGGGGTAGATTAACTAGTTCCGGGCCGCGCTCACCAACCCACGTTTCACCACCGCGCCAGTTGTTTGTGCCAGCAGCGTTGTGTGGTACATTTTGAAGGTCTTCTCTTTGCTGATCAATTTTTGATTCCAGCTGTTTATGGAGTAAGGCGCTTGGATCTTCAGCTGAAACATCATTGCTAGAAGACTCATCTTCTATGCCAAGTATCTGATTCCACACTCTAGATCCGCGCTTTTTACCTGCTTCTATTTGCTTAGGATCCTTATTTATTAGCCCGGCAATCTCTTCCCACCCTGCAGCCGATGCCTCAATAATGAGCGCAAGCCCCTTAAATGCTATGGCTATCTGATCAATTGCAAAGACTACAGCAGAAGTGTAATCACCGTCTTTGAGTATTCCAAACGATTCCAGTAAATCACCTAAACTGTTACCTAAATCCAATACACTTGTGGATAATTCATTTATGCTGTCAAGAAACTTTTTAGTGGTTCCGGTATCATTCATTGATTCCTTTAGCTTGTCAACCCATTCCCATAGTTTAGGAAACGCCGACTCACCACCGCGCTCATACGTTGCAAAGTCATCAATCAGCAGCAGTAATGTGGTTAAGCCAGCTATTACCCAGCCAAGCGGCCCCATTCTGAGCAAAGCAAAAAAACCTGCTGTAATACCGATAACCTCTTTTGTGCTACCACCAAGACTATCCCAAATATCTTTTATCTCCTTGCCGGCTAAATAAGCCGCATTACCCAACCGCGCAAACCAACTTAGCACCTGGGCCACATTCTTTGTCCAATAGGGCATTTTGGAGGTGATAGTATCATTTATGTTTTTCAGCCAGTCCCGGGTATCTCCCAGGGGCCCAGCCAGGTACTTGGTCATGTAATAACCAACCCAATACACAGCATAACTGGCCTCTAGTTTAAACCTTTGATATTCAAAGGTAATATCCCTTATACCGCGCATAGCCTCATCAAAACCACCAGGCGCTTCCATCACCTGAGCCTGCTTCCTTAGCTCAATAAATTTGCCCATTAGTTCAGGCGACAAATACAGGTCCTGCAGGCTTACCCCCAGAGCATCAAGGGATTTTTGATAGCTTACCGCAGCGTCCTTACTCATCCACATCTGCCGGGCAAATATTTCATTCTGCAAGTCGGCCTGGGCCACGCCGATCGTGAATTGATGTAAGGCGGCTACGGCGGCAGTGACAAATCCAGTTATAGCCGCGCCAGTGGCGGCAAATTTTACGGCGGAGGAATCAGCAAAGCGATCAACGACTCTACCCATTTCGTCAACTGAGCGCCGAGCTGAATTATAGGATGTAGTATCTACTGCAAATCCTAGACTCACCAAATATTCCTTTATCACATTCAGCACTACTTACTCCCCCTTTGCCGCTGTTCTGCCGCCTCACGTGCCCGCTCTTGGTTCTCTGTTTTGACTAACAATATTTCATGCATATCTGCCAGATCATCAAGTGTATAGCTACCGTCCCACAATTCTTTCTGCTCCCACACTCCGGCTATGACTGGGGCGTAGAGCCATTCGTTGATGTTTTCGCAACGTGCGGGAATAAATTCTGCATTGCCCCGAACAGAGAATCCAAGAGGCTTTCGTCGAAAAAAGAGGTAAGGTTCCATGCCAGCGCCTGCACAGTCAAGGCTAAAACCGTGGGTGCATCATGCTCTAATCCCACCACACCAAATGTGCCATTGGCATTCATTATCGGAGTTGGGCCAGCAGGTAATGCCTCAGCGCATACTAATAGGCAATCACGCTGCAGGTCCATAAAGTCAACTTTGCTCATCGTTTTGCCATTGGTTGGCTTTGGTATG